CGTTGTAAAAACATCGTTTACTGCCGACACAGATACTTGTATTTACCCAGATCGCCTGATGGTATTGGCTACCAAGCTCAAGTATTTTGAGGCTAAAGGCTTTGATACCACAGCAATGTACCGAAACTATATTGAGGAATTTGAGATTGTTCGGGCGCAAGATACCTCGGCGGCTAATTTGTCGTTTGCACCACGCCCAGGCACAGTCTTGATCGGCTACGACAACATTCCTGATACCGGCTACGGGACAAACTAATGGCAAGCCGACTTGTTCAAGGTACGGCGGCTCGGGTTCAATCGTTGCCTGCCCCTATCGGGGGTTGGAACGTGCGGGACAGTATCGCAAACATGGATACGCTCGATGCCGTTCAATTAACCAATTTGTTCCCCACAGTCAACAATGTGGTGTTGCGTGGTGGATACACTAAATACTCTACCGGCATATCTGGTCAAGTCCAAACGTTGATGGGGTATTCAAGCGGTGCGACTGACGAATTGTTCGCAATTGCAGGAACGTCGATTTATGACTGTACTGCTGGCGGTGCGGTTGGCGCAGCGGTCAAAACGGGTTTGAGTAACGCAAAGTGGGAATACACCAACGTTACAACGCCTGCCGGCGGTTACTTGTATTTGGTCAATGGCGTAGATGCGCCGTTACTGTATAACGGGTCAACTTGGACAAATCCAACCATTACTGGCGTAACGGCAAGCAGTCTAAGCAATATTGCCATTTTTAAGAACCAAGTTTGGTTTACGCAAAACAATTCGCTTAAAGCATGGTATTTACCAACATTAAGCATTGCCGGCGCAGCTGCCGCAATTGACATGAGTTCGGTTGCCCAACTTGGTGGATTCTTGGTTGCCGTGGGAACGTGGACGATTGACGCAGGCTACGGCGTAGACGATAACTTGGTGTTTATAACGTCTAATGGCGAGGTTATTGTTTGGGCGGGTACTGATCCCTCAGATTCTACGAAATGGGCGCTAGTGGGCGTTTGGAGAGTTGGCAAACCCGTTGGCAAGCGATGCCTATTAAAGTACGGCGGCGATATGCTTATGCTGACTTACAACGGTCTGTATCCACTTGCCGCAAGTTTGCAATCATCCAGACTTGATCCTCGTGTTGCGTTGTCGGACAAAATTCAAGGCGCATTTACTGCTGCAACGCAATCGTATGGCGGTAATTTTGGGTGGGATATTATTTTTGACCCACAACACAATGCTTTGACGGTCAATGTGCCGGTTGCTGAAGGTCAACAACAGCAATATGTGATGAATAACATCACGAAAGCCTGGTGCAACTTCACGGGCCAGTACGCTAATTGTTGGGCAATCTTTGACAACGAGCCATACTGGGGTGGAAATGGTTTTGTTGCCCATGCGTGGGATGACAATTACGCTGACGATACGAGCGACATAAACGGTTATGCGTTGCAAGCATTTAATTACTTTGATGCCCGTGGGTACAAAAAGTATTTCACTAGAGCTAGACCGTCGATCTTTACAAACGGCACACCGTCAATTTTCATTGGTTTAAACATGGATTTTGACTTGGCAGACACAACTTCTGCGTTAAGTTTTAGCCCACAAGTATCGTCTAAATGGGACGTTGCATTGTGGGACGTAGGCTATTGGGCTACAGACACGGTAATTACAAACAATTGGCAAGGCGTGACTGGGATTGGATATTGCGCTGCAACACAGTTTAAATCTGCCTCTCAAGGAACGACAATTCTATGGGCATCAACGGACATTGTTTACCAACAAGGTTGGGGTGGCATATAACCCAAGGCGCTGATGTAGGTCATTGGGTTGCTGAACGAGTACAAGGTAAGTATTTTGCAGACGGGTCGCAAGCAATTGGTTTAGAGCGTGACGGTCAGATTATTGCAGGCGTAATTTACGAGAATTGGAATCAAGCCTCGATTGTGTGCCACATAGCAATTGAAGGACGCATTACAAAAGGTTATTTAAAAGCGATATTTAGCTACCCTTTTGAGTTTTGTAAGGTAAAAAAGATTATTGTGCCGGTAAGCAGTACCCATGCAAAAAGCCTAAAATTAGTTACCAAGATGGGTTTTGTTGAAGAAGCAAGGGTAAAAGATGCTGTACCGAATGGCGATATTATATTTTTGACATTGGCAAAAGAAAATTGCCGGTTTCTAGGGGTAGAAAATGGGTAAATCAGCATCAGCACCGCCAGCGCCAGATTATTTGGGCGCAGCCAAACAGCAGGGTATTGATAACCTAGCGGCGGCTAGACAGTCAAACGTTATGTCTAACCCAAATATGTATACGCCATTTGGGAATCAAACGGTTTCTTACTCTAGCCCAACATTTGACCAAGGTTCATACGATGCGGCGTTGGCAAAATACAACGCTGGCAATTTAGACCGCAATTCATTTATGCGGCAAGGCAACCCAGAAGGCGATACAACAACGGGTGCAACATATTTTGACCAAGCAGGCTACGATGCTGCACAAGCAAAACGAGGCGCTGCGCCAACCCGTGAAGGGTTTATGACTGGCGGCGGTCAGCCAACGGTTACACAAACGCTTACCCCACAAGCGCAGCAAACTTTAGACTCGCAACAACGTGTGCAAACTGCCTTGGCAAACCTTGGTGAGGTCGGCATTGCTAATGCTTACGAAACACTATCAAGACCATTTGTTCCAACTACAACTAAGATTGAACACGATTTTGGTGGTTATGGCGCTGTGCCATTGTCTGAAAACTTTACGTCTAAATCTGAAGTTCCGTTGCAGTATTCGCTTGATACTAGCAACCTTGCAAGGATGCCAATCAATGCGGGGACGACTGCACAAGATTTGATCTTGCAACGCCTAACTCCAACAATTGAGGCTGGCGATACATCGTTTAGACAACAATTAGCCAATCAAGGTTTAGCGCCTGGCACAGTAGCCTACGATGCGGCGTTCCGTAATCGTTCGCAACAGATTAACGACTTGTACAACCAAGCTGCACTCCAAGGCATTAACTTGGACATGGCGGCTCGTCAGCAGGGCTTGAACGAACAGCAAACACTAGGGTCGTTTGCCAATCAAGCGCAATTAGCAGGCGCAGGGCTGTACAACACGGCAATGGCTGACAACTATGGTCGAGGTATGACCACTCAAGGCACTCAATACAGCCAAGGGCTTAACAAAGCTCAGTTTCAGAACACCGCACAACAACAGCAGCTGGCGCAGGACTTGGCATTACGGGCGCAACCAATTAACGAAGTCATTGGGCTTATGGGTGGATCGCAGATTCAATTACCCCAGTTCCAAGGCTATCAGGGTACAAGCGTTGCACCAGCGCCAACTTTTGCGGGTACGCAGGCACAAGGTCAAGCAAATACACAACAGTACGGTATTCAGCAAGCAGGCAACAATGCAACAACGCAGGGTGTTGCATCAATTGCGGCAATGGCTGCAATGGCGTTTTAATGCTTGGTTTGGCTTTCTCAGGTGGGAAGGATTCTTTAGCGTGTTGGTACTTGTACCGTGAAAAGAATCCCATCGTCTTTTGGGCAAATACTGGCAAGTTTTACCCTGAAACGATGGAGATCATTGAACAGGTAAAGGCAGAGGCAGTTGAGTTTATTGAAGTCAAATCAGATCAAGAACAGCAGATTAAGTTTTACGGTTATCCAAGCGACATTGTGCCGATTGACCATAGCCTTGATGGTATGCAGTTTGCAGGCGATAAGCCAGTAAGAATACAGAGTTATTTGAATTGTTGTTGGTCAAACGTGGGACAACCTCTTACAGAGGCAATTGCAAAACGTGGCATTACGCATTTAATTCGTGGGCAACGGCTAGACGAAAGCCACAAATCCACGGCTCGGCACGGGTCGGTAGTCAATGGTGTGACTTACATTCAGCCGATAGAAACATGGACTAAAGAGCAAGTTTTGGCGTTTTTACGGACTCAATGTCAATTACCAGAACATTTTGCAATCGACCACTCTAGTTTGGATTGTTACGATTGCACAGCGTATTTGGCGCACTCAGCGGATCGAGTGGCATGGATGAAAGAAAAACACCCAAGTTTGCATGAAAAATATAAAATAAACATGGCGGCACTAAAGTCTGCCTTGTTGCCTACTTTAGAGTTATTAAGGAATTGCGATGCTTAATCAATATGTAAACCTTTCTCCGCAACAGAAAATGGCGCAGATGCTGCAACAGCAAGTCCAACAGACTCCATTGCAAGGTCAAGATATGGGGCAATCTCAAATGCCGCAAATGCAAAATCCTATGGCTGGCGCTCAAGATGCAATGAGTATGTACGGCAAAATGAGCCAACAAAATCAAATGCAAGATTATCAAGATTACATGGCTAGACTGAAACTTGGTCAAGCGCAAACTGGCGGTATGTTTGATTCGGCTAACACCCAAGCGCCAGCGATGACTGCAAACAATTACACGGGGTAAGTCATGGTTGATAACATTTATGGCACTCAATCTAACGCATCAATGCAAATCCCAAGCCCGTATTCAGCAGAATTAGCGGCAATTCAAAGGCGTGAGCGTTTAGCGCAAGTTATGCAACAACAGGCTTTTCAGCCTCTTGAAATTAACAGTTATCAAGGTATTCAAGCTCCAATTTCTCCGTTGTCAGGGATTGCTAAAGCCTTGCAAATGTACTTAGGCGCATCAGGTCAAGACCGAGCCGACGAAGCAAGAGCAGGCGTTGCTAAGAAAATGGAAGCCGACACTCAAACTCAATTGGCTCGTTTGCTTGGATCGCAAGGTTCACCAGCTATACCAGCAACGCCTGCAACAATGGGTACGCCTGAGATACCAGGTAAACCGGCAACCTCATTTACGCCAATGGGTTCGGATTTTGAAGATAATCCAAATCTGAAAATGAGTATGGGTGAAGCACCGCAAATGGGTCAACCGTTTGTTGCGCCTGGCGATGTTGCCGTGCCTGCCGTACCGACAATTCCTGCTGTTGCGGGAACGCCAGCGCAGCCAGGAAGACCAGCGCAACCCGCCAAACCACCAACGGAAGATGAACAGCGCAAGATATATTCTGATTTTGTTGTAAGCGGTAATCCTCGATTGGCAAAATTGGGTGAAATTGGCTTACAAGAGTTGCGCTCGTCAGGTACAACTGACATTAAAAATTGGAAAGCATCTAATTCAGGTTTGCCTTTCGATCAATGGTTGGCTAATCAAAATGCTCAAAAAAGTACACGAGTATCTGTCAATGTTCCTGTTAATACAGAAAAAGGTTATGGCGAGGTGTTTGCCAAAGGTATTGCAGACGATGATGTTAAGTTAAGAGCTTTGGCAAACAAAACACCTTCACAAATTCAGAATATTGAAGGTCAACGAGAATTGTTAGGTAGCGGAAATATCTTTACAGGCAAAGGCGCAGATTGGCAAAATGAACTTGCATCGTGGGCTACTTCAATTGGAATTGGCGGCACTACAACTGCTGAAAAGGTTAAAAACACAACTGCTTTGTATGCAGACAGAGCAACTTCCACTTTAGATTCAATTGCAACTGCCGGACTTGGAACTGGTCAAGGATTTACAGACAAAGATTTGAAATTCTTGAAAGATGCAAAACTTGGAAACATTACATACACCAAAGAAAATCTAGAGCGTCAATTAAACATTGAAGAAAAAATTGCTAGAGAAATTGCTAACAGATGGAATACAAGGCTTGGAGAATTGCCAAAATCAGCATCAGGGCCAACAGGCGTAAGTCCGGTCAATTTGCCACCAACTAGGGCATCAACACCACAAAGCCCTCCTGCTGGTTCGGGAGTAACGCAGCAGCAATGGAACGCAATGACTCCTGAGCAGAGGAAATTATGGCAATGACAGAAGCGCAACAAGCAGCGTTAGCACAGGCTGATGCTAGAGCCGCTGTGCTTGCGGAAATTGATGCAAAACTACAAGCGGCAAATCAAAATGAAAGCGTGATGCCTGGCATGACAGGTGATCGTCAATTGTTGCCTATGGTTGGTCAAAGTTTATTAAAAGGTGCAGCAGGACTTGGCGATGTAGTGGTTGGTTTGCCAGAAGATATAAAACGACTATATAAATATTTCACCACACAAGGCGCACCAGTTCCACAAAAATATCAACCAGTAACCGACATTGCCAAAGAACGTGGTTATATAGTTCCTGAGAATGAGCCTGGTTCAGACCCTATTTTAAAAGGAATTGATTTTACGGCTCAAGTAGCCGGCGGTGGCGGCATCAACCCATATACAATTAGTCGATCAGCATTAACTTCTGGGTTGCCCGCTGCGGCTCGCAATCTCGGCGGTCAAGGGCTACGAACTGGCGCTCAAGGCGCTGTTGGCAGCACAGCATTACAAGGTATGCAAGCTCTTGGTATAGACAATCCTTTAGTTTTAGGATTGGGAACAATGTTGCCAATGGGAGTAACAGGTGCAGCAATGTCGTTGCGACCATCTACGGCAACCATTGCAAACGAATCATTAAAAGGCGCAACGCCTGAACAACTTAGATTAGCTCAAGCATTACAAAATCAATCTTTTGGCGCTGGTGCGCCTGTAACAGCTGCTGAAGCAATTTCACAAACTACTGGAGGCAGTCCTTTGTCAAATATTCAACGTATTGTTGAATCTTCTCCCAAAGGCGCTTCAGTAATGTCACCATTTATGGCTGACAGACCTGCGGGTAATGCTCAATATTTACAAAAAGTATTGATGGATGTATCGCCAGTTGCGCCACAAAGCGCCATTCCTCGTGCTTTGCAATCAACCGCTGAAAATGTTGTTAGTGGCGCAGAATCTGCTTTAACTCAAAAAGTTAGTCCGTATTATCGTGCAGCAGGCGCTCAATCTATTCCTGATACAGATTTAGCTACGCTTAAAGCAAATCCAAAAATTGCTGAAGCAATTGATTATGTTATTGCTACGCCTAAATATGGCGTGAAAGGCGCTGACCCTAAATCGGTTGAAACTTTAGTTGCTGCAAAACAATTTTTAAACGATCAATATTCTGAATTTTCTAACCCTACATCTGCTCAAAAAAATGCGGCTAGAATTACTACGCTTGCAGACAAAGAGTTGGCTGATTTTCTTAAAGTGTTTTCTCCTGAATACAAGAAAGGCAGCGATATTTACGCAGGCGCACAACGTAATCAGATTGAACCGCTAAAGCAAGGCGGTGTTGGCATATTGGCTGAACAAACGGGAACGCCAGCAGAACTACTTGTAAAGCAGCGTGAACAATTGATGCCTGCTAATCCTGTAGCTCTATTTCCTGCCGATATAAAAAGAACCGTTGAATTGTTACGCAGGAAAGATCCTGCCTTAGTGCCTGCGTGGACTTCGCAAAACCTTGAAGGCATTTTTAATGAAACTGCTCAAAACTTGCAAGGCGGCGCTAATCAAGCCGGTGGTGCTAAGTTCATCACAGCCATTACAGGAAACCCGCAGCAAAGGCAAAATTTAAAAACTTTAATTACAGAATCGGTTAGTCCAGAGGCGTGGAAAGGATTTGATAATTTTGCTCAAGTTATGGAAGCGCAAGGCAAGCGTCAAGGTCAAGGTTCTTTAACAGCATCAAATATTGAAGCGCAAAAAGAGTTAAAAGGCGGCGGTTTTGGTGCTATACCTAAATCAATCTTTAAACCATCAACAGTAACCGGATGGTATGAAGATTGGCGGCTTGGCAAAAATACTCAGGAATTGGCAAGGCTTTTGACAAACCCTGAAGGTGTTAAATTGTTTGTTGAATTATCAAAAACTAAGCCTCAATCTGCAAAAGCGCAAGCACTTGCAAACACACTTGCTGGCGGCAATGTTGCTACTAGTCCGCTAGAAAAAGAGGAACAATAATCATGAGTTATAACGGCAGCGGTACATTTGTAATTAACTCAACTGGTCAGCCAGTTGTAACCAACACGGTTATTTCATCAACAGCGTTTAATGCGCTGACTGCTGATCTTGCAACTGGTTTAACAACTGCATTGACCAAAGACGGGCAAACGACACCGACAGCCAATATTCCTATGGGAACTTTTAAGCTAACGGGGCTTGGCGTTGGGTCTGCTGCAACCGATTCTGCAAACATTTCTCAAGTACAAAGTTCGTTTGGTTCGTTTTTAACAGCAGCCGGCACAGACACAATTACAGCGTCAGTTAGTCCATCGTTAGCTGCATATGCTGTTGGTCAA